CAACATCACTCTTTGAAATGTTTGTACCAAATGGTGTGTAAAATGTATTTAAATTACTGATTAACTGGAGTGCATCAAATGATCCAGTCTTTTTTCTTCTCTTAAATAAGGCCATGTGCACCTCCTAATATTATGTATTTAAAAGGAACTAGAATGACTTAACCCATTATAGTTCCTAAATAAATTGCTGTTATAAATCAAAATAAAATAATTCTTCAAACTTCTTATCTAATATAATACAGAAGATTAAAGCCAATTTAGCAGTAGGATTGAACTTGCCGCTTTCTATTGCACCTATTGTCTGTCTAGTAACACCTGACATTTTTGCTAAATCATCTTGTGTTAAGTTTTGCTCAGTCCTTGCTAGTTTTAACTTATTATGTAATACGAGTTCACTATCCTTACCCAAAGATTTCATAAAACACCATTGTATTATATGTTGTACCTAAGAAAACAAGAAAACTAAATATCGAAAAATATAATTGCACTCTATTTTCCTTGTTCTGAATATACTCATAGAAACTAATGACTGTTAGCTGCCCCATTAGAATCATTAATAAATCCTGGGAGAATAGTTCACCTGCAATAAATCGTATAATCATTATCGAAAGTAAAACAACAGCACCGCCAGCATAACCCCAATGATAAGAAGATTTTTTAATTGATAGCTCACGCTCATCTAATGGTTGTTTTTCAACCTGAATTTTATTTAAAAGTTTATCTTTATCCATTTTTTGACCTCCTATATATAGTGTATCACAGAAGGTTATTATACGCAAATAAAACTTTACATTATGTTATGTTTTGTATACATTATAGAAGCATTGTTAATTATGAAGGTAATTACCTATCAAATCATATTCTCGTAATCTGTCTTGAATCTATTTAAAACAACATATGCAATGATTAATGCAACTGTCCCATCAATTCGTTTATACTTTGAGTTAAGTTTTGATGGTTGAATATTACCATTCAAGTCAACTTTAGCTTGTGTGTTAGCAAGACACCATTTCAAGATGGGATTGTTATTGTAGTTCACAACATTGTTTTTTAAGTCAGCTTCTAGGATTTTCATTGGTTCCGATAAAGAATAAATGCCTTGTCTTACCTTCTCCATATTAAAACCTAAGTCTTCCATTTCTTTTATCCAGTACTGAGAGTTCCAGGGGTCATATCCTACCCAGAGAGGTCGGATTCCATAAGTTTGAATCATCTTCATAAACCATTGTGTTACTAAACTAAAGTCGTTTTGATGTCCATCAGTGAGTGTCACAAAACCTTTCTTAATCCAAATATCATATGGAACGTTATCTTCTTTAATTCTCTTTTCTACTACTTCACTTGGCATAAAGAAATGTGGGATGACATACTTTTTATTACTGTCTCGTTTTTGAATAACTAAGACTGCAGCTGTCAAGTCTGTTGTTGAAGATAGATCAACACCACCAACAGCGTAGGTATCTCTTAGATCATCAATCGAATATTTATCCTCATTGTTCAAATCATCAAACGATAACCATGATCCTGAATCTGCTTGTTTGATATTGAAGTCTTTGCAAAGCATCGTTACTCTTGTGGATAAGTCATGTTTTGATTTGTTCATAACATCTTCAAGATAATTGTTTAACTTTACTACTCCTATACTTGGATTGGACTTTTGCCATGTGGTAGGGTCTTCGTATATCTCTTTAGTTGAGTCTTGAGTATAAAGCCAGGGAAGCACTCTATTATCATCAATCTCACCCTTAAGCATCTTTCTTGCATAATCTAATTTACTATCTAAAAAACCACCGATGGTTGTCCCTTCAGTGGTAATGATAAATATTAATGGTTCTTTCTTAGTAGATTGTGATTGTTTAATCGCATCATAGACTTTTGAGTCCGTCATTTCATGGACTTCATCAATACAACCAACTTCAATATTGTATCCATCTTTGTTTCTTGATTGTGCAGATAACTTCTTAATCTTGTTTTTGGTCTTTGGAGAATAGATGTGGTAGATGTTTTTCTTACTTCTTGTTTCCTTTGATAGAGCTGGTGATTGTTCACGCATGTTGTTGATCTCTTCAAATAAGATATTCGCTTGTTCTGTTGTATTTGAAGCACATACGATATCCACTCCACCTCTTGATAAAAAGAACTCAGCCAAATCTATACCGGCAACAAATGTAGTCTTCCCATTCTTCCGAGCAATGAGTAATATAACTTCATTAAACCTACGTAATCCTGAGTCTGCCATCTTAAATCCATATGCTGTTTGAAGGATTGCTTTCTCCCATAACTCTAAGATAAATGGCATCCCATTAAACGGAGACTTCGTGTGCTTACAAAACGTTTCAATGAAATCAATTCTTAGTTGTCCTGGTCTCTCATCAAAATAGTACAATGGATTGTCTAGATCTTGTATCAATTGATCTATTTCAGTTTTTAGTTCCTCACCTACAATGATGTTTCCATTTTCGATTTCATTATAATACTCGACCAAATAATTCATTCGCTTGCTCTCTTAAGAAACTCATCAAATGCATCATCTCCATCATCCACTTGTGTTCCAAGAATACTGTTCAGCGTTTTGATTACTGTTCCATATGAGTTAACTAATTTTGTGTAATACTTGGCTGCTTCAGTTTGACGTTGTGCGCCTTTACTAGAAGTTTGAACAGCGCCATATTTTCTAATTTGCTCTTGTAACTTATCAAGTTCCACTTTCATAAATGCAGCTTGATAAATTAAGTTATCTACTAATTCTGTCTTTGATTCATCAACCAAAGAAAAAAGCGACTTTAATCGCTTGTATTCATTATCAATAATTTTTTTCATTTGCGTAGTTTTTCCATCATCTCTTCTAGTTCTGACATGTATGAAAATGTATAGAATCTTGTATGATGATATTTGTAGTATGCTAAATTATGAACCGTTTCAAAGAATTTATCTAGTGGTTTCTGAAGTTCTGATAGCTCGATTATTTTATCAAATGAATTTTTATCAATGTGTGCAATATTTCTTGATCTATAATCAGTTATAAGTTTCCTATAACTATTTAACTCTTTCTTATCTTTTAATAGAATTTTCTTTACATCTGCATAACTTTCACTTGACATAAAACCTTCATGTACTTTTGTAACATCTATTTCTTTTATGTAATTGTTTAGATAATTGAAAAAATGAAATCTACTTCTGCTATCATTTTCAAAAATTAAAGAAAGGTTTAAAACTAATTCATTATAACCATCGACAAAATAATAATTAAAGAATAGTTCAAAATCAGTTTCATACGAAGGATCATTCATTTTATCTTGAACATATTTTAATTGATCAAAGCTTGTTTTTAATTGCAGACTAAGTCCGACAAAAAATGCTAAATTATCATCTAGTTCATATTCAATCATATTTCAAAATCCTTTCTTGATTTTTTCAAAAATAATGGCTCGTGTATTTTAATTGCCCACCTACGCGGTACCCTTGATAAATTACTCGATTTGAGCCTGGGGGGCATTAAGAGAAACTGCATTTTGATTTAAAACATTAATAACCTTGGGAAGATCATTTTTAATTTCTAAAAGTTCTTTTGTGATATATTTAGGTAATTTCATCTTACCTGATTCCACTGCGTTAACTATATTTAAAAAGACAATTTTAGCTTTAGGATAATTAACTAAAGCAACTTCAATTCCTGTTCTTACAGCAAAAGCACTATTTTCTTTGACTATTTTTTTAAACTCCGGATAGAGTTCAGTGTCAACCCAAGTTTTAAATTTAGAATTTTTATTATAAGATACTACTCCAGCTACAGCTACTGTACTTATAGCAGCAGCAATTCCTGCAATTACCTTTGGATCTATTTTCACACTCATTAAAACCACCCCTTTTTATAACTATTATAGCAAAAATGAATTATAAAAACGAGGTTTATCGTGAAATCAGATTACCATCTTTATCAAATTGTTGTGTCTTAGAAAAACGCTTATGTTCTGCATTGTGACATTTCTTACATAACAATTCTAAATTCTCTTGATTCAAACTGATTTCAGGATTAGTTACATTAAGAATTGTAAGTCTTCTCTTATGATGAACTTCTTCTCCTAAAGCACCACATCTTTCACACTTTCCATTAGCTTCTCTTATCTTGATTTCTCTTGCTACTTGCCATGGAACAGACTTGTAGAATCGGTGTATTTCCTTAGGCTTTCTCATATAAGTTTCTCAATTCAGTTATCTTATCATCCACATGTTCCCAACGAACATCTAAATCTTCTCTACCAAAGTGACCATACTTTGCTAACTCCTGGAATTTAACCTTATCAAGGTTGAGTTCTTTTCTTATGCTTTCTGGTCTAAAATCAAACACATAATTCACGAGAGTTTGTATCTCTTCATCCGATGTTACACCAGTATCAAAGGTATTGACTAAAACACTTACGGGTTTTGCTACTCCAATTGCGTAGCTTAAGTGAACCTCGCAGTGTGTGGCCAAACCTGCCCCTACAACGGCTTTTGCTACGTATCTGGCATAATAAGCCGCACTGCGATCAACCTTGGTTACATCTTTGCCAGAAAAGGCTCCTCCGCCATGTCTAGCATAGCCACCATATGTATCAACAATAATCTTTCTACCAGTTAATCCAGAATCAGCATAAGGACCACCAATTACAAACTCTCCTGTAGGATTGATCAATACTTCTGCATCAACAATCGTATTAAAATCAAAAACTTTAGTTAAGACTTCGTTAATGATAAGATCCTCATATAACTCTTTCTTAATCCATGGTTTTGTCTGTGCAGAAACTACAATCGTTTGTACTTTCTTTGGTCTACCATTCTTATATGCGACTGATACTTGACATTTTCCATCTGGTCCAAAGATGTGAGAGTACTTTTCTTTACGGATTTTATCCATCTCTTTTGAGATTTGATTTGCTAACATAATCGGTAGTGGCATAAATTCTTGTGTTTCATTACAAGCATACCCAAACATAATCCCTTGATCACCAGCGCCTTGTTCATGTGATTCAGTTGAATTCACTCCAAGAGCTATGTTTGGTGATTGTTTGGATATCTTTTCCATGACTACAAATTCATCTTCATAGCCTATCTCTTTGAGTTTTTGTTTTGCTATATCTGCATAATCTACTTTCGCAGTTGTTGTTACCTCTCCAAAGACAAATACTAAATCATCTTTAATTGCTGTTTCAACTGCTACTCGAGCCTTTCTATCTTGTTCTATAATAGCATCTAGTATGGCATCACTGATTTGGTCACATACCTTATCTGGATGTCCACTAAATACTGATTCACTTGTTACTACTTGCATAAAACTTCATCTCCTTTTGCATTAAAAAAGGAGCATCATTTTTGCTCCTAATCATTTTTTATGTGTTTAAATGTAGCTCGAACATTTCAAATTGTGGTAACTCAACAATCTCAAATCCTCTTTTTACAAAGAATTCTTTCGCTCTATTATTATCGGGAATTGCAACAATTAATCTATTTGGATTTTGTCGAGTTATATAATTCAGCATATATGTCCCATGTCCTCGTTTCTCAAAATCAGCAAATATCTCAAACCGATCTATTGATAACCTATTATTTGGTTCGTTAGAAATGAGGTAATAGCCAATGATCTTATTATCATAGTTTAAAAATACAGTATCAGGATCAAGTTCATTTGTCATTACACTATATAATTTTCTTTTTCTTAAAACACATTTTATTTGCTTATCGCTAATATTACTTAAAAATTTATATCCTTTTGACATAAAATCACCCTTGGTAAATTATAACACAAAAAAGTAGCTATTCGCTCCTAAGTCTCGATTTTGGTAAATATGCTGTGTACCTTGCGTAATGATATCCTTCACTTTCAACGAGAATTCCAAAGTCATGCTCATTGCTTGTTACATAGATACAATGGAATACATCTTCACTATCACAATACATCACATCAATGTTTTCTTTAATAAACTCATAATCATCAAGTGGATCGTGTATGAATATTTCAAACAAATCCTCATCAATAATTACCTCTTTTTCAATGATGAACTCATCTTGTGGAAGAAGTTCATCCGGTGTTGCTTTTCTTATAAAGTTTACTTTCATTTTGCTATCTCCCATGCTGTATATACTGAACGGTATGTACAATCCCAAGTATCAAGTATCACTCCATCAACACAAGCAGTAATATGACCTGCCATTTTTAAGATGTATGTTCCTTTTGGATGCAACTCTGTAAAGTCACTACCTTTGAGTCTTGGTTCTCCTTTTACCTGTTTAAATATGAGTCTTGGATAACCTTTCAAATAATCATATAAAAACTTGGTGTCTTTATAACTTGAATAGCCAAGTTCTCGTTTTGAGCGGTTTAGTTCTCTTCTGCATTCTAGATAGTCTATTTTTTTTGCTGTTGCGATTGCTCTTACTACACAATCACCTGTTTTAATACCTTTAGGATGTGCATTGTATTCTTTATACATTATAAAGACAACCCTTCATTGAACCATTTCACTAGTTCTCTTGAAGAGTCTGATTCAAATAGTGGTTTATCAAAATTGTTTTTTCTACCATACACAGTGTAGCGTTTCTCATTATGAACACTATCAATTTGAATTGTAAATTGTACATCTCCAGTTTCGATATCAGCAAATCTGAAATCATCATAGAGTGGACCATTAAGTGGGCAGTTATTTTTGAACCACACATACATAGTTTCAAGGTTAATTTTGCCACCTGGTTTAACTTGCTTTACAATGTTTCCCATACGTTTAGTTTTTCCAGCTAAGCTTGTATCTTTACAAAACCAATCATACCAGCCAGTTTCACACTGTGTTGCATAATCTTTTGATTCAAAATCTCCGTTATTGAATTTTTTAATCCAAGTTTTAACATTCATTTCTTTTTCCATAATCTTAGTCTCCTTTGTTTTGGTTACTATATATATCACTCTAAAGGGACTAAATAGCAAGTACTATTTTCACTATAGTAACTAATTTTCAAAGATATCAAAATGGCTAATTGGAGACCTTTTCCCTTTTCTAATCAAATAACAGTTCTCATCAGATTCCTTATGTTTAATATAGCGTTTAACTATGACATCCACAAATCTCTCATCAAGTTCCATTAAGAATGATTTTCGATCTAATTGATCAGCTGCAATCATGGTGGATCCTGAACCACCAAAGAGATCTAATATCGATTCATGACGTCTTGAGGAATTGCTGATTGCTTTTCCTACAAGCTCTAAAGGTTTCATGGTTGGATGTTCTTCATTTTTCTTTGGCTTGTTATATTCCCAAATGGTATCTTGCGTGCGATCATCAACAAAGTAATGAGCTGCGCCTTCTTTCCATCCATATAGAATTGGTTCATGTCGCCAGTGATAATCTTGTCTACCAAGGACTAAAGCATTCTTAACCCATATCAAACATTCAGCAAGTTTGTATCCGGCATTCTTAAATGCATTTCTAAAGTTAAGTCCTTCTGTATCTGCATGGCAAACATAGATCGCTCCACCAGGTTTTGTATGCTCAAACATATTACTAAATGCTTCATATAAAAAAAGATAGAAGCTATCATCTTCCATCTTATCGTTTTTAATCTTACCGGCTGTTCCTTCATAATCTACATTATATGGTGGATCCGTGAATATCATATCTACTTCATTGCCATCAAGTAAAATTGCTACTTGTTGTGAGTCAGTTGAATCACCACACATTAATCGGTGTGGTCCTAGTTCATAGATGTCTCCTTGTTGTGAGAATGGTTCTTCAGGAATTTCATCAGTGATGTCAAAATCATCATCAGACGCATTATCAGGAAGTAGCTCTTCCATTTCCTCAAAGCCAAACTGCAACATATCCATATCCATATGAGATAGTTCTTCTTCAAGTTTAGATAAATCCCAAGTTGCAAGTTCAGCTGTTTTATTATCAGCTAATCGAAATGCTTTGATTTGTTCGTCGTTTAAGTCATCTGCGATGATACATGGCACTTCTTCTAAACCAAGCAACACAGAGGCTTTTAAGCGGGTATGTCCGGCAATGATGACGTTATCACTTGAGATTACAATTGGAACCTTAAAACCAAACTCTCGAATGGAATTAGCAACTGCTTCTATCGCTTCTTCGTTATGTCTTGGATTATTATCATATTCTAGAAGACTAGATATCTTCTTCATCACTACTTGCATTCGTCCACTTTTCCTCTCTATTTTTCAAACGTTCATACATAGCATCAATTTCTTCTTTTTTATCATTATATTCACGACCAAATTTGATGATCAAGAGATATCTCACTGCATTCATATCCGGTTGTGCTTTTTTCTTATATTTGACGATTTTCTTTTTAGTACCAGTTTTAGTTTCCTCAATCGTAGTTTGAGTTTCTTCATACTCATAACCGACTGCTTTTTTTATCAACGTATCAATTAACGTATATTTTAAATCATCATTTCCAAAAATAAATGCTTGATTCATTTTAGGATAACGATTTTTAAGTTTATACATTGTCTTTTCAGACATACCAAGAATTTTTGCTATTTCAACTTGTGGTACTGCTTTTGATACGAGTTCTTTTATCTCACTTAACCTTTTGTCCAGTATACCGTCACGTTCCCACTTTTCGTAGTAATCAAGCGTATATCCTTTCATTTAAA